CTATTTTTATTGGATTACTCTGTATAATATCTAAATCAGATATTATTTGATTTAATGTATTACTGACTATTTGTTTTTCTTGTTCATTTAAAATCATAAAAATAAATCCCTCTCTCCATTAGTATTTAGAAGAGAGGGATATTTAATTATTTATCGGTCATCTGCTGCTCGATTCTCAGAGTAGTGAACATCAAACTCACCACCAGGATATCGCTTTAGGAGTTTTGCTACATTACGTTCAATCACTTCATCAAAGGAAACATCAAGAGCAATACATGCTTGTGCTACATACCACATGATGTCACCAAGTTCAATCTTTAGGTGCTCATGGTTATCTTCATTCCAGGGTTTACCTTGAAAAGTAATCTTCTTCACAATCTCCATAAACTCTCCTGCTTCTGCACTAATACCAACAGCAGCAGTTAGCAGTCGTTCGATGTCACAGTCTGAAGCGTAAAGTTCAGTGATGCGAAGTTGAAATGCTCCAAAATCTTTAGATGCATCGGAAGTAACTTCATTAACAAATTCAGTGTACTTGGTAAAATCAACGTGTTGGGTCATGGTTAAAATTTAAATCCTTCAAACTTGGACATCAGGTTACCGTGCTTTTCAAAATCATAGTCTTCATCCTTCCCAGAATCCTGAAGACCAGACTGAGCACCACTTTCTACATCATACAGTTTCATCTTAGATCTGTCAATACCTACTACAAATCTTTTATGGAAAGAAAGGTCGTTATACCGATTTTTCAGTTGCTTGACCATAATCTGGTTAAGATTTTCCAACTCTTCGGTTGAGATAAGAGCAAACATAAAATCGGCAGTAGCAGGAAGACCGAAGGACTCCGACGTATCTGTAAGATCAATATCGCTAGAACCATACCCTGAACGAGTAGTCTGGGTAGCACTAACAATCGGGAAATCACATTCCACAGCAAGTCCACGAAGTTCTTCGGCAATCGACTTGACATAAGTGTATGAGTTGATTGAACTATTACCCTTATATCTAGAAGATGCGCAAATGTTGAGATAGTCAACAAAAACAATATCTGGTTTAAAGTTCTTCTTCAAATACAGTTCATTGAGAAGTGCTTTAAAGTGACCAGCGTGTGCTGCTGCGGTTGGATATTCTTTAATAATCAACTTACCTTGAGACTTTTTAGATAGAGAAACAAGTTTACTATCAAAAAGACTCTTAGGTAAAGATGAGATATCTTGAATGGGAATATTCAAGAGATTTGCATCAATACGTTCAGCAATACGTTCTTCTGCCATTTCAAGAGTAATGTAAAGAACATTTCTCCCTTGCAGAAGAACAGATGCGGCTAAATGACACATGAACAGTGATTTACCAACACCAGTTCCAGCAAGAGCAATATTTAAAGTCTTGCTTGGAAGACCACCTTTGGTAATCTTATCGAAGATTTCTAGGTCGAAAGGAATCTTCTCTTCTTTACGATTATAGAAATCATATCGTTGAGTGAGGTCATCGAAGTAATCATGACCAATGTGATTATCAAAAGATACTGATAGTGCTTTAGAAAGAATATCTGGAATAGAATCTCTAGATAGGTTTTGATCAGCACCATCAGCAATCTTAATCGATTCCATTAGTGCTAGGTAGATTGCTCTGTCTTTGCACCACTTTTCGGTTGTATCATACAACCATTGGGAAGACGAAGATTCTTCACATAGAAGATTGAGTTTCTCTTGGATGGATTTGTATTGGGATTCTGTGATATCACGTCTGTTTTCTACCTCGATAAAAAGTGCGTCTTTAGTTGGGCGAGAGTTATACTTTGAGGCATGTTTAGCAATCTCTTCAAAGATAACTCTTTCTTCATGTTCATTGAAGTATTCGGATTTGATGAAAGGTAGAACCTTTCTCAAATATTCATCATTGTAAATGAGATTTTCAAGAATCTTGAGTTCTACCTTATCCACCAATTATTCCTCTACTTCTTCAGTCTCGTCATCATCACCCGCACCACCATAACTATATTCTGAGTTGGCGGCCTTGTCAAGTTCTTGCATTACTTCCTCAGTGAAGAATCTTTCAGGGTCTGCAAGAATCTGTTTAGCGTAAAACTTAGTCCCATTAATATCATAACGCCCAGCAACTTTGGTGAAGATTCCATGCTTCTCACCCAGTTCCAGTAGTCCATAATACTTATCAAGTCCTCGTTCGTCATAGAACAACCTTGTTTCTACTTGTGAGTTTTCTTTTGTAAATCTGGACTTGTGTGCTCGGCACTTGATAATGTTTCCAACTTGGACTTTTCCATCTTTTTCCTTGGACTTCGAAAGGTAAACGATAGTAGAAGCAGCATACTTAAGTCCCGTACCTCCACCCATTTCTTTTGTGGGAACATATGCCCCAACAACATCATAAGTATGATTAGTAACGATGAGAGGAATCTGCGCTTGTCCAAGTTTCAGTGAAAGAATTCTGAATACAGACTTAACTACTTGCGCCCGTGTCATATCACGGGTTTCTTTACCTTCTGTAGAGTCTTCGATTTCTTTAGTAGTAGAAAGCATCCCCAGAGAATCAAGAACCATCATCAATGGTTTTCTTTCTTCTTTCTTTTGAGCAATATACTTATCAGCAACAGCGATTGATTGTGTTCTAAACTCTTGAACGGTTGTTACTGGGAGAATAATCATTCTTCGGGAGTCAATCCCACGACTCTCAATCATATCCTTAGTGATTGCAGATTCAGATTCAAAATAAACTACCCCCGCTTCTGGATCTGAATCAAGAAAATTCTTGACGATGCTAAGGCAGAAAAAGGTTTTACCAGTAGATGATTCACCAGCGATAGCAGTAATTTTATTATTTGGTAACCCACCAAATATAGACCCAGACAGGAGAGCATTAAAGATGAAAGAACCAGTATCAACAAATCCGTGGCAATCACCCGTGGAGACTCCTTCGGCAACGATACTCGCGTACTCATTTCCAACCTCTTTTACAATCTGCTTCAAGAAATCCATTTTTTCCAATCCTTAAATTTATTTTCAAAATCAAACTTAATCAAAGCACTAGGGAAAGGTGCTGGTTGTGGTTTTTCCAAAAAATCACTCACAAACTTAAGTCTACCACGAATGAAGTAGATATCACCCTTCATACAATAGTTATGCCACCAACTGGTGTCTGTCCTAGAAGGAACTAAAATAACACCAGCGGTTCCAGGAATCAATGCCGATTCATATGCTTTCTTCACCCACTTACCAATTTCTCTTCCATATGGAGGATTCATCCAAAAGGTTTGCCCAGACCACGATTGAGATAATCCATCATCTTCAATAGTAAAATATTGTTTGCACTTGGCGTTCTCTTTAGTTGAAGCAACATCAAGAGTAAAATGAAATATACTGTCAAGTTTGTCAAAAAGTTCTTGGGGAGTACCCCATTCATTACTTTTCGAACTGAAGTGAACATCAATATTGCTCATTAGATTTCATACATACGAACATTTGGGGAATATTTTGAATTCATTTCATGAAAGAAATGTGCTGCTGTATCATACTTTTCGAACTCTTTTGTTTGCCAAGTGATGCCATCATCAGACCAATCTACGCTAAAAATATACTTCTTCATGAAAAGAAAGACTCCAAACTAATTTTGTGTTCCGAATCCCAACCAATGCAATCAAGAACTACTTTAAGCGGATCGAGAAATGCCTTCTCAAATTGTAGTTCATAGTCGATGTATTTGTCAAGTCCAAACTCTTGAGGAAGTTCTTGGTGAAACGCAATCACATTTTCACCAATTGGATTTGGAGTTTTCAAATACATAAACTTGATTTTATCGCCTGGATTTATCGATTGATATTTATGTGTAATGTTATAGTGCTTTAAGTAATGATTATAAAGAATAGCACCACGAACAGCGATTGGAGTACTCTTCATATAAAGAGTAGATGAACCCACATATTTTGAGATGTTGTTTGCTCCACGTGGGAAAGCAATATTTACAACATCTTGTTTTTTTGTTTCATCTCTAGTTGATTCAATAAAATCAATAATGTCTTTATTTTCTCCTTTCATAATAATCTTAAATGCTTTAGTTAACTTATCACGATAAAAAGAAGGAGTTGAAGATTTAACAGATTCAATACCCATAATCTTCATTTTAGGTTCATGAAAACGAACACCTTCAATATCCCAAGCATTAAGAATGTACCGTTTCTTAGCGGTCCAAATACCTTTATCGGCAATCGTCTCACGCTTCATTTGCATCTTTTGTGAATATGCATTCACGTAATCTGCAAGTTCTTGATATGATTTATCGATAAACTGTTGTATTTTGGTGTCACAAAACACATTAAGTGCTTCTACAATTTTTTCTGTTGATTGTTCTTTGCCAGAAAAAACTCGATTGACTAAAGGACCAAGATTAAGGTAAATAGAATCTGTATCTGATGCAATGACATAATCTTCGTTTTCAGTCCCTAAAATTTTATTGAGAAATCCATTCATTTTATTTTCAATCCAACGAATGGACACTTGACCAGATAGTGTGATTGCTTCAGCAATTTCAAGACGAAAATATCTAAAGTATTGATTACCGATAGCACCATAAGCAGAGTTCAACTGAATCTTACGTGCCATCTGAATATTATTATACTTAGAAATATCTTTTAGTAGGAGTGGATTATTGGTTTCCTCATAACTACGTTTTGCCTCAAGCATCTTCTTCTTGTAAATGGTTCTTTCACTGTAGATTTTTTCCATCAATTCTGGAAGAAATCCTTGAATATCTTTTCTGTAAACAGAACCATTAGGGCAAACACAATAATCAGAATAGTCTGAAAAATCAATAGATTGCTTCAGAACTTTTTCTACATCAACTGTAGGATGTTTTTTCTCTAGAAGAGTTTCTGGAGAAAGATTATATTGCATAATCAAGTGAGGATATAGGGAGTTCAAGTCAAATGAAACCACCCAATCATACATCCCAGGTTTAGGTTCTTTTACATAAGCACCAGCATACTGAGATTCTTTTTCTGTTCTCTTGATTAGAGGAATGACAACATTTTTCTTTGCAAGATAGTTGTAAATGATACTATCCCACATTCTAACTTGTGAATAAACATCCTCAAAATTAACCTTGGCATCGTATGCCATAGTGATAGCAAGTTCAATCAGTTTCATCTTGTCTTCCAAGCGGTCAACAAGTTCCACGTCATGGATGTTATAATCTACAAACTTCTTCCAATCATTTGTGTAGAAATCTTTGAATGTATCATACTCGGAGTGATCTAGTTTATTTTCCCCAAGTTCAACAAAAGCAATATGGTCTAGACGATACGATTCTTGATTAGTGTAAGTAAACTTCTTATAAAGATCAAGATAATCTAGAATAGAAACTCCGAGAATATCATAAACATAGTTCTTTTTACCTTGAACAGTAAGTTCACGTTCGGTGACTTTGTTCCAAGGAGAAAGAGACTTTACAAACTTTTCTCCAAGAACACGATTGATTCTTTTGCAGATGTAAGGAATATCGAAGAAAAGAATATTCCATCCAGTAATAATATCTGGAGTGTTCTTAACCCAATACCCATGAAACTTGCGAAGTAAATCTTCTTCATCATCACAAAGATGATAAATCAAATCCTCTCGCTTTGTATGGTAGGGTTCAATCCCCCAAACAAGAATTTTCTTTGTAAAAAAGTCCTTAACTGTAATACAAAGAATTGATTCTTGTGCGTTTTCTACATCTGGGAATCCATACTCAGCAGTAGTTTCAATGTCAATCGTCATGAGATGAAGTTTGTTAATGTCATAATCAACTTCATCTGGAAAGTTATTAGCAATATATTGATATAGAAATCTTTCATTTCCATAAATTTGAAAGTTATCTACATCTTCATACTTTTTAAGAAAGTCTCTCGCTTCATTAATGTCACCAAACTTAATTGGTTGTACGTACTTTTCATCTAATGTTTTATATTCAGTTTCTGAGTTGGCAGAAACAAACAGAGTGGGAGAAAATTCCTCTTTTCTTGTTATGCGTTCTCCATGTTCATATCCACGATAAAGAATATTATTTCCAAGAACCTGAACATTAGTATAAAACATCAACCAATAGTTTCTCTATAAAGTTTAGCGTAGTTTTCTTTTGGGTCTACAATCGTGAGTATATCTTCGGATCTAAGATAGATCTGCTTTTGATTTGTATATTCAGGCCAGTTGACTAACTTGCCATCAACTATTCTTTTTGGATTAACTAAAACACAATCTGGATTAGTTTCCCTTTCTTCCACTTCAGCAATAACATATGTTCCGTCTTTGAACAAAATCAGTTTAAGTTGCATAATTTCCTACAATGAAAGTTTCTTATCTTGTACACTTACAATATACTTATTCATCTTATCTAAGTATCCATTATTTCTGAGTTCTTTAAAAACTAAGTTTTCTAAAGCAAATTCTCCACCCCTTCGAATAGAAGAATCTCTCATAGATTTTATTTTATCTTTAAGTTTTTTGATTTCACTCAGATCATCACTCTTACCAGATATCAAGCAGTCAATCTTCTCCATCATAGCACGGGTCTTCCGTTTTAGCAAGTCTAGGTCTGGAGTAGTCTCAAGTTTTTGAGGTTTTTTCAACCATCCATGTTTAAGAGAATAAACACCCTGCCCAGAGGGTCTCTTAGTATTTTCATACTCTGCATATAGTTCTACATCGTGATTGTAGATTTTAATATCATGTGTTAATGACCAAAGTTGTTTTTTATCTCTTAAAAAATCATCAAGTAAATCTGGACACTCTGGAAGTTTATCTTTATCTACAACTAGATGTAAATCTAAATCAGAAAAATCTGTATAGTTGTAATTTGCATTACCACCAACTAAAAGAATATCTTTTATTGCTGTCTTTGGTATTTCTGCAAACTCTGCCCACGTATTGGCAATTTTAATTAACTGCATTTTAACTTCTCTTTTTAATGAGAAGTTATCCCAAAATTTTGGATTGAGAGTTTCGTGATATCTAAAGGTTAATTTTTTACTTTTAAATTCTCGAAAGTTCATTCTCCATCACCACCGTTGCCGCCACCAGAACCATCGCTGCCGCCACCTTTAGCACTTGAGCGACTTACCTTTTTTACACATTTTTTTGTTTGCTGATAAAAAACCTCATCAGACCCACATTTTTGTTCTAAAAACTGTTTGTATGTTTTCATATTGATATTTCTACTTTAGAAATATTTATCAAAAAAGGGTTGGTATTTGCCAACCCTTGTGTCTTGACTACGATAGTCAAATCTATTTAGTCAATAGTAAAGTTTTTCTTTCTTTTTTCTTCTGGAACATATTTTTCAAGATGAATAGAAAGAATACCATTCTCAAACTTACTCTTCTTAACTATTACATCATCATTCAGTTTCCAAACTCTTGTAAAGTTTCTAGAAGAAACACCTTTGTGAATGTATTCTCTATCATCTTTCTTTTCTTTAGTTCCAGAAACGCACAATGTATTATTCTCTGTCCATACATCTAACTCGGAGCGATCATACCCCGCCAGCGCAAGTTCAACCACGTACTTTCCATCTCCTTCATGGACGATGTTGTATTTTGGGTAACTGGTAGATTGTGTGAGGGCATCGAGTTGTTCAAATACTTGGTCGAATCCAATGGCATATGGGGTATAGGTGTGCCATTTGATTGTTTTTGCTGTTTCCCAGGCATCGGTCATGGTCTTCTCCTAAAAAGCGAGTAAATATGCGACCCACAAAAGCAATCGCACTTATATTTATATCGTAAAACAAAAAAAGGGAGTAGTATTTCTACTCCCCAGAAAACCGAACTATTCTGGTTTCTTTTTCTTTCCGATGTTGTATTTAGTCTCTAAAGTCCATTCTCCCTTTTCCTTGTAAGAAATAACCTTTATTTGGTTTAGAGGAGCGATATCAGAAATAGAGTCCATTTTGGAAAGAGAAATAAGACCCCAATCAAAAAGAAGTTGAATGATTCTATTGCGTCGTTGTACATCATTTTGTGTAAGGTTTGCCTTCTTGCCATCTAAAGCAAAAAGTTCCTTAAAATGAACGATGTAATAACGTCCTTGCTTATGCAAGATATGGCAACTTTGATAAAGTTTCTTCTCCTTGCGACTTGCAACTCCGATACGAGTTAAAGTCTCACGAACTTTCAGAAAATCATCAGGTTCATTAAGAGTTACTTCAATCATTTGGTCAGCAGACCACTTAACTTCAGGCTCAATAATCGTACTCATTTGTATCCTCCAGTTTCAAGTTTTGATTTAATATAATCTATTTGTTCTTTGGATAGTAGTCTCAGTGCTTGAAGTGCTTTTTCATTACTATATCCATAGTATTGCTTAATACACTCAAGTTCTTCGATCTTCTCTTTTCGGAGCCAAGGAGAAAATCTCTTCTTTGCTCTCAGACTATTTATATAGAAGTCATATTGCATTTTATTTGATAATGAGTTATAGATATTCATCTCATTAGCATAAAAAATACAGTCAAGATGCCCAGAAAGACATCTATTGATAATATAAGGAGGATAGTCTTTTTCTGACTCAGGGTCAGTCTCCATTATATTAGTCTTCTCATGATTGATACTATTTAAGTAGTGTTTCAGTTCATACTTCATAACTAGTAATCAGCAACTCATAACGACTTTTTTGATTTTGATTATAAGACCCTGTGGATCTCATGGTATAAGTCAAATCCCAAGTATTGCAATAATAATTATTATACCACTCTCTGAGAGTTTCGTTGTCATTATAAGTTATCATCCATTCATCTTTGATATTTTGAGTTATCATTGAATGAAATGTCTTGTGATTAAATGATTTATGAAGATTACCTTTATTTCCATAAAGATTGTCTTTAATGTCATATGGAGGATCGAAAAACCAAAATGTTCCAACTGGTGAATTTGTATACACCATATGTTGATAATCAAGATTAGTAATCTTCCAGTTTTTAATTATCTCAGAATACTTAGGAAGTTTTTCAATACCAGAAACAGTAAAGTTTTGATCTGATGCCAACTTAGAAAAAGAAGACGATTCAGTAAGTCCAGAAAAAGAACATTTATTTAAAACATAAAAATATGCTGCTGCCAAATCAGAATCATTGAGATAATTAATCTCTTCTTTTGCTTTTATGAAGAGATTTTTTGCCTTGTCTTGATTGTTGTGCTTTTGTTTTAATTCTAAAAGAGTATTAGATAGTTTTTCACCATCAGATTGAAGTGTTTTCCAAAAATTATAAAGAGGATAGTAAAGATCGTTAATCCAGACAGGAACATTAGGATGTTCTTTTGTAAAAGCAATCGCTACACTACCACCACCAATGAATGGTTCACGATACTCTGAAATATCTTTTGGAAACTTGGGAAGAAGATATTTAATAGCGCGTGATTTGCCACCAGGCCATCGAAGAGGAGTCTTCAAACTTTTCATTATACAATTTCCTCAATAATCTTATCAAGAAGAAATGAAAAATCTTCTTTATCCTTGGGAATAATATTAGAGCAAATCATATGCAAATCATCATAGATTACATATGATTCTACAGTAGCATCTTTAATCTTAATATTTCTATAAACAGAATCCCAAGTTGCCCAAGCAGCAGACATATTTTCAGTATCTTTCAAAAGAATATAATCAAATGTCTTCACATACTCCGTCTTATTACCTTGAAAGTTTTTTAAAATAAAAGATTTTGTCCTCTTTCCGTTTTTGGGAAGCATACCTTTTTTACCTTTGTCTTCCCAGTACTTCCCATCAACATCTACATAATCTCTACCATGCTCACCCATGCCAACGTATTTAAGAAGACCGCTACTATATTTTGATGTTGCGATTTCTTGAATTTCGGTCCTCAATCCCCTAGTCTGAGGACGGACAAGACCTTCTGTAGATTTTACTACACCAAAAATTTCATCCCAACAAAAACATTTCAAATCAATCACTTAAACTGACACTCCATCATAATCTCAGTAAGAGCAGCAAGAAGATTGATCTCTTGGTCTGCAACGAATGCTTGTTGATATTGATACTTAGCAATCACAAGAACTGCTGCTGGAATAGTATTAGGAACAAGAGCATCGTACAGGTTGTCATAAATCTTTCTAAAGATTAGATTTGGATCATTGTCAAGATTCTCAACAACCCATTTACGGACTACACCAAAATTCTTCTGTGAAAGAGCAGCAATCAAATCATTGATTTTAATATCAACTACTTCCGAAAGAATCCCAGTATCAATACTACCG